TTCATGTCTTGAGGCAGTGCATTAAAGTCTTTGACGTATCCTGTAGGACGCCCAAGGTTAAACGTACCTAAGGTATCTTTTAGATCGCCATTTAGATTAGTAGACATGACAGTTTTTTGGAATGTATTGTTCTCACTATCCCAACGCTGCCAACGCTGACGCTCAGCAAACAGACGTACCTCTACCTCTCGTGCTAAGAACTCTTCATCCACACCCTTCTTAATCTTGAATACAGGAGATGATACAATCTTGTTAGTCTCTGGGCTGACCTCTTGTATTACTGTTGTTGTAATACGGTACAGACTTGACTGTGTATTACTACTAGATGTACTAGCAGAGAAGCCCATTGCATCTGCTAGGTTCATGTTGTCCACATGTAGTGGTGCTAAGTTGCTCATGTTGTTATTCCTTTCAACGTTAAAGAAACTAAGTTATACCATTAAACGTCTTTGATGTCAAGCCAATTCTTACCTATCTTAGCTTCTAATAGTAGAGGCACATTCATTTTTACATCATATGCTTCTTCTACTAACTGATTTAGATCTTCATTCAGTGAATCTATTGTTGCCAGTACATACTCCTTTTCATCTGGGTGTACATCTACTACCATTGAATCATGCACACTGTTTACAATACAAGACTGTAGCTTCTCAAGCCTAGCCTCTAGTTCAATCAGTACAAGAGGAACAACATCACCTGTTGCAAAGCCCTGCACTGGATAGTTCTTTATCATAGTGAAGTGAGACACACCACCATTAGGCTTACGTACTACATTAGGAAAGGCATACTGTCTGCCACTAACGTTTGTTATCTTGTTAAACCTAAGCGCCTCGTTAGCTAGGTTCTTATGCCATGCAGCTATACCCTCATACTTCTTATTGAAGTGCTCATAGTATGCTGCCTCTGCCATAGATCTACCATACCCAGTAGCTCCAAAGAGGGGAGCAAAAGTATGTTCCTTTGCCGCTTGCCTAGCAGTAGGCTGACCTGCATCAGTGATAACCTTAGCAGTGTAAGCATGTACATCAAACCCTGTGTCAATCTCTTGTATAGCTACAGGGTCTTGTGATAAGAACGCTGCGGCCCTGAACTCAAGCTGAGCAAAGTCAGCTTCCATAATGTGACCACCTTCCCATCTAGATATGAACACACGTTTTACAGGGAAGGTTCCCCCTCTTGGCATGTTTTGCATGTTGGGTTTACGTCCACTGAATCTTCCTGTTGCTGTGATGTGTTGGGTAAGTCCAACGTGAAGTAGACCATCTGGTTTAGTGTAGGTGGAAATACCATCCACAAAACTAGAGAGATAACTACTAATAGCACTAAGCCTTTTAACATCTGTAAGGAACTGTTCTGCATCTTTCATACCTTTTGTTTTTGCATTAGCTATAAGTACACCCAGCTTATCTTTACCTGTACTGAAACCATTAGCACTGACCCACTTCTTACTTGGTGCTCTGAACTGTAGACCTGCAACCTCACGTAACTCTTTTAGTTGGTAGCCTCTGGCGTTACATGCTGTGCACTTGTTAGGTTTCTTGTATGCTGTACCATCCTTCTTTGTTTTATATGTATGTCCTCTGCCTTTACAGTCAGGGCAAGTGACAGCAAACGTCTTAAGTATTAGTTTACTGTTACTCTCTACAACAGACTTAAAGTCTTGAGGTGTCTTAGCAAACTCAAATAGATCTGCCCATTCTTTCTTGTTGTGTATCTCTCTACTAAAGATAACCTGTGATAGTTGCTCTGGACTGTTAAGGTTTATGGGTGTGTCTCCCATGAGTGTTCGCACTTGTTGTTGCAATCGTACTGTAATGTCATTGTGTTCTTGTTGGAACTCATCTCTAACGTGTTCAAGGGCGGTTCTATCCACCCTGAAACCACGCATGTACATTCTGGCGAGACACTTGCAGGTGCGGAAGGTAATGTCTCTGACGTTATGTAGGGAGGCGCTGGCAGGGGTTTGATAGTCTGCTTCAAGGGCTTTGTACAACTCGCCAGTAGTACGCAAGTCATACTCAAGATAATGACTAAGCTCATCCAGAGGTATCTCATTTGTGTTGTATCCTTTTTTATAATATTGTTTTAATGTATCATCCTTCTGGTATTCTAACTGTCTGCGCTGGGCGCACTGCTCTAAGCTAAGTAAGTCCTTCTGTCCACGTAACAATAGATACTCAGACAGCATAGTGTCATAGATGTCACCATCATACTTGAAGTCATTAGCCCATAGCCAAGCAAGATCATACTGTGCATTGTGCATAATCAACAGAGTTGTACTATCTAAGATCCTCTGTAGCGTACACTTATTAGTACCATCAATATCCTTAGCCTCTGCATGGTCAAAACATAACAGCTTCTTGTCATCAGTATCCAAGCACAGTACACCTACCTGTGTTAGTGTATTGCTGGCCTCAAAGGGATCGTTGTGTATCTTACCATCACGTAAGGTGATAGAGTTTTCTACATCTAGAACTCTTCTCATACTGTGTACCTTGATCTAGAACCATCTAACTCACAGTGTATAACGCCATGCCAGCCACCTTTAAGTTTATTCTTAGCTACGTTAATGTGTCTCTGTGTGTCTTGCTCCTCTTGTCCTTCTACTTGTGGGTTCTTAGAAAGCAACAGCATCAGGTCACTCTCTGCTGCCTTGCCTGTCTTACTACCTTCCATCATTGATTGATCTACAAACACTTTACCTTCTGCATCAGCAGACAGTTGTGACATCCACAAGATAGCACAGTCATACTGCTTGGCTATGTTACGTGCATGTATCGCTGCTTCCTTTAGATAAACGTGTGACTCAGAGCTACCCTTACTGGCGAACTTATCACCCATATCGAGCACTAATATGTCAGGTCTGTAAGCCTTGACTAGAGCCTCTACCCAATTCATATCTTTACCTGTGCTGTCCTTGATCTTGATGTTATCATACACTGGCTTGTAGCGTGATGCAGCTAGGGCATAGTTACCTTTGACTTCTTCCATAGACATGTTAGATGCAGCACTCAGATACCTAGCACCTACACGATCATATGATTCTTCATTGCACAGCACGATACACTTAGCACCCTGCCTAGCAAAGCCACCCTCAGAGGCAATGATAGAGGCATGGAAGGATGTCTTACCTGTGTTAGGTCTAGCACCAATCAGTACCAAGTGACCACCTGATACACCCTCTACCTTTCTCTGTAGTGTAGGAATATTAAACTGCCACTTGGCCTGGATGTCAGACTTCTGTAGTAGTGTATCAATAGTTATATCACCCCAGTCTACCTTTAAGTTAGGCATGAAGTCATCCTGATAGTCAGAGATAAGCTTACGTATAGGCTCAAGTGTACTCTCTAAACCATTGACATACTTGAACCCTATGTTAGCTATCTTTTCACCTACTACCTGCTGAAATAGTTTACCTAAAACCTCTTGGGCAATAGAGTCAGACATAGGTTTCTCTTTATAAATCTTTCTGAATAGATCCTTGTATGCTTCCTTGTTAGCTGTGGTCAGGGTGTTACGTGTAAAGAACAGTGACTCTAGTTCTGCTGGTGATAAGTCCTGCTCATATGTTTGCATAGCGTAGTCTAGTGTACGCTTAATGATACGTACATCTTTAGTGAACAACTCATCAGGAGTACGGATGCCTTTGTTATTATCATAGAACTCCTTGTCCATCAGTGTTCTAATAAGTGCTAGTTCCATTAGCTATCATCCTCTCTTGTGCTCTCTTACGTTCATCTTCATCTAGATCTCTTATAAGTTTATGTTCAGTTATAAACTTCTTAAGAGTGTCTATCTCTTTATCTTTCTTTCGTACTTGCTTTGATAGTAAATCAATTTCTTTCTTCTGTTGCTTAATCTCCCAACGCATATCTTCTATTGTTCCAGCCATACTCATTGTGCTATTCCTTTTCTAAGCCAGCCTTAACAAGTGCAATAAACCCTGCATTAAAGATAGCTGCGAATGTCTCAGGGTCACACTCTACTTGTAGTGTGGCACTACCATCTTCATGTTCTTCTATCTCTGTTACCTTAACTGGTTTGTTTATGTATTCACTCATCCTTAACTCCTATGCATGGTAGTAATATAGATAGCTTACAGTACTTTGGATACTCATCATACGTCATAGCTATCAGTACTGGTGGTGCAGCTATCAGTAAAGCTACAATAGCTGATGCCTTGATTGCTCCGTTAATGTTACCTGCCATTATATTTTATCCTTTGCTAATGCCATCCAAGACACAGGAAACAACTCATGCATCTTAACACTGATCTGCTTGGCTACCTCTTGTGTTTCAACTTGTGTGTCAGATGCACAACGTAGCTTACACATGTCAGCAAACGCATCCAAGCTACCTGACCAGTACCACTCAGTCATCATAGACTGTGGTAGTATCATACGTGCTTGCTCTGGGCATACACCTTTGGATAATAAATAATCATAATCTTGCTTGCTACTTTCTACCATATCCTGTGCAAGTGATGAACTTATGAAGTCAACCTCACCCTCACTGCCCTGCTTCTTGTCAGCACTACGCCCTCGCCACTTTGTAGGATGGTAGAACTCAGGCTTCTCATCCACATACCTACGGCTAATCTCATTCCAGCGTAGGAACTTATGCTTGACTAGCTGCCTAGCTACAAACACTGGTGCCTTGATGTGGAAGCTGGCAAAGCAATGACCAAAGGGTGACATGTGTTTGTGCTCTGCAAGATAGCTGATAAGCTTAGCGTCCTTGTCTTTCAACTTAGGTGGACCCCACACATCACTGGTGTCCATCTCACTCTGCTTACCAAAACTTACACGAGCAGCATTAGCTACTGTCAAGTCAGTACCCATGTGATCTATGTATGTTGCTTCAATCATTTGTTCATCTCACTAACTATAATGTATATAAAACCTGCGATTAAAAATGCAAGTATAGATGCTGCTGCTAGTGCCTCAGTCAAGTGTCAACTCCTGTAATACTTCTAGTGCTTGCTCTTCTGTTATCTTAAACCATTCACCTTTACGTTCACCCTTACGATCAGCTATCTTGTGTGCGTCACGCTCAGCCTTGTTACGATCATCAAAGTAAACTGAATGGATCAACTCATAGTCACGCATAGGTGAGCTTGTCTGGTAGCCGTTGAGCCTATCCTCTGCATCAATAGCTTTACCAATCTTAATCCAGTCAGGCCATGCAGCATTACGAATAGCGTACACGTAACCTTCTAGGATCTGCTTGTCTTTCTGTAGAGAAGCAAACGCTGCGTCACCAAATGATTTGTAACGTCCTGGTTTAAATAAGGCATGTGTCCTAGATATATAAGAGCCATTCACATACATCTCACGAGAGTTCCAACAACTCTTACATATGTATTTACCTTGTGACTTGCGAGCCTCAGTCCAGTTATCATTTAGGATAAGCTCAGTACCGCACTCAATGCACACCTTAGTCTCTGTCATTGTATCCAACATCTCTGTCTCCTCTGTGTTTCTCTTTACGTGTAGGCTTAGGTTTCTTCTTGTCAGGTATAACCTGCTGCCTATACTTAGGCTGGCGTAAGTCCTTAGCCATTGGGTTCTGTTTGTTCTTGTGCTCCTGTTTCATAATCGATCAACTCTTTAAGTCCTTTCATGTCTGCTTCACGCTCATACTTAAGGTCATCCTCTAGGCTCAGTACCTTACAAGGTAGACCCGTCCATAGTTGTAGCTCCCTTCTGTACTCTAGTGTCTTACTTAATGCATCAGGATCTAGTGCTACGATAACAGCCCTAGCGTTGTCAGCTATATCAGTTTTGTGTTCCTCTGTCAAGCTAGTACCTAGTAGAGCATAGCCAGTAGTATTGATGAAAGACCTAGCCACAGTGATAGCACTGATGACATCCTCTACTATAACGTATACCCCATTAGCATCACCCATAGTTCTTTCGTAGTGCTTGGCAGTACCACTGTATCTGTACCACTTTGGTATAGCTCCATCCAATGCTCTGCCAATAGCATCAACTAATTTGTTACCACTATATATAGGGAACACTGCACGTTTATCTTTTACATCAAATAATAGAGTCTCATTTTGCAACTTACTCCACCGCTGCTTAAACCTACGCATGTGTCCATTAGCAGGGTCATCATTAGTTATGTGCTCTGGATAAACAAAGCTATCTAACTCCTTGTTTTTACTGTACGTTTCAACCAGGGGTTGTACAAAGTAAGACTGTAGTTCCTCATGTGTCATAGCAGAAGAGAACTTACCAGCTAGATCACACGATAGTTTATAGCAGTTGTACACTACACGCCCATCAATCTTACTGGCAGTAAATGTATTCTTGCTACCACATTTAGGGCAAGTCTTACGCATTGACTCACCATCAGATAGGTCAAGATCTCTTATATAGTTATCCATTACTGCTTCTCCTTGTATGCACTGCGCTGGGCTAATGCTTCTGATGCACCAGTATATGTATGTTTTATGTAAGGTGTCAAGCTATTTATGTTTGAGTGTCCACTCACTTGTTTGATCTGTGTTATATCTACACCAGCCTCAACCATCTCAGTGATAGCTGAACGCCTCATGTCCATAGCTGTTAGTTCATCTGGTAGCCCTGCAGCTTGCTTGATGTCATTGACGTAGCTGAATAAGTTATCCTTTCTGTATGGCTTGTATGCCCCATCACTAGGCTTTATCTGTGGTGCTACGTATGGCTGGAAGCTAAACGTATCGTGCTGTTGTTTAAGTACATGCATCAATGGATCACTGATAGGTAGGTGTACCTCTGCACCACGCTTGCTCTGTGTAATGTCGCACCTCTTCTTGTCTAAGTCTATACAATCCCAAGTCAGTAGTCTCATGTCACCTATACGCTGGCCCCACTCGTAAGCCATCTGCACAATCAAACCAATAGAGCGCCACTTAATATCACTGTAGGCTGTATCTAAGAACGCATACACTTGGTCAGGTTCCCACAGTACCTTACGCTCTGGGTTAGTCTCTCTGTCCATGTGTGGTACTGGATTAAGTATACGTAGGCCCATACCTATAGCCTTGTTAAGGATGATAGACATGATAGCTGCGATCTTGTTAGCTCTGTATGTTCCTCTCTTTAGCCACTCTTCATAGGCACCCTCTGCCTTAGGCACAGTGATGTCACGCAGTCTTACGCTACCTAGTGAGGCACGTATAACTTTAGTGCATGACTCATAGTCCTTCTGCGCTGGGCGAGATAGCTTTAAGAATGCATGACTGTCTAGGTAGTAGTCTAGTAAGTCAGCCATCCTAGAGTTAGCTGTTAGTTTGTTTGTCTTTTTAGCTACCACTTTCTCCTCACTTTCCAGTAGACCCAACACTCTAAGCAGTGACCCTGACCTATGAATAGATCGATGAACCACACAACGTTGAGCCTACCATCTTTTTTCCATTGCCAATTTCTGGCTGAGAATGTTTGGTTATTGCTACCGCCTAGTAGCACATTGATAAGAACACTAAAGGCGGTAAGCACTCGCTTAATATACATCAATCATCTCTGTTGTTGTTGCTCCCTCTAGCTAAGAAGTAGATAAAGCCACCCACATAAGCTATCAGGAAAGGGATTACTATTTGTGAACCTACTACCATAGCGGGTAATACATTTCGCCACTGTCAATCATTTGCTTAACGTGCTGTATGTCTTCACGCATAGCATCAGCAGTAGCTAAGTCACCTAGCCAGTCTGCGTCATCAATCTCCCGCTGCAGGTCATTGTGGTAGTCATTGATAGGGATAAGTAAATCATTATATGCCATTAGTTTAGTCTCCTATATTAGCTATTGATGTATGGATCGTGGTTGATGTAGTATGATACACCCATCTCGTAGTCTCCTGCATGGGAGTATAGTTGGCTCAATGCATCTGCTGCATTGCGTACCTTCTCTAGTTTAGCATCATCAGATAAATCTTCGTCATACGTAAAGTCTACTGGAATAGCTGTGACTACTTGCTTGTAGCTACGCCACACTTCAACGCCTGACTCATGCACTTCACCTGTCTTCTCGTGTACACTTTCATATACAAAGATCACCGCATCGTTATGATCCCACACTTTTACTTCTACTGTTTGATCCTCGATAATCATTAGGTTAGTCCTTTCTTGATTGCTCTTATTAGTTGCAC